CAAGGTATCGCCCGTTGTTATGCTCTGGACGGATGTCGTCCTTGCTCCTGCGAGGGTCGCCCTTGCCTTGCATTAAACAAAAAAAGTCCCCATTTACGAGGACTTTCGCACCCCTGCGTCTTGCTTCGTCGAGGTGATTGGTAAGCAGCGCCCTGTCGCACTTGGGGTTATCCCAGTGCAGGTCGGAGAGCAGAAGAAATTCTTGGGTCCGTCCGCACTCGATGGCGTGGACGTTTTTAGAATGCTTGGTTACTTTCATACGAGGTTTTTAAGTTTGGCATTCTCGGACTGGAGTTCGTGGATGGTATGCTCCATTTCCTCAAGTCGTTGACGCAAACTTACGACCTCGTTACGAAGTTGTGTTAATTCTTTGTTTTGTGACTCGCTGGTAGCCTGCCACATAGCAAGCACCGCTTGGGCCTGCCTGACTTGCAGAGAGTCCGATTCAACACGGCCCTTGGTGAACCAAGCGACCGCTCCACCGACGATTGCTGCAACGCTCCCGACGATGGTGGTTTCTATCAAGTTCACTTCTTGACCTTTACTTTATCGATTGTCATCCAACCAACCGAAAGCAAGGTAATCAATGCACCAATAATCTCTTGCAAAGTTTCGGTATCCAAGAGGCCTTTGGCGACGAGGGTTCCACCGATGAAGGTTAACAGGTGGCGAAGTAAAGCGATGACGGCTGATTTCATTATTGGGAGTTTAGGGGTTTCGGGGTTGCGTTTGCGAAAAAGTTTCATAAAGATTTGCGTTGGTTGTAGTCCTCGGTGTACTGCTCGTCCCATCCGAGGAAGGAGTGAACTCCGCAAGGTTCGGGCCAAGTTTGATACTTCGCCCAGTTCTTGGGTTCGCTGCCTTCCCAAAGGATATCAACGCACCAAGCCTTTGGATTTGCAGGGTTGATATGTCCGAGTTCCACAACCGTGCGAGGTGCTGCCTCCGAGTCGTTAATGGTTCGGAAATCAGCGTAAACTGCAAATTCGTATTTTCGGAAGGTAGCCATTAGGTTGTAAGGGCTTGGAGTTGGTCGTTGGTTAGGCGAGAGGTGTAGAGCGCAGCAGCACGGATGCGGTCGTTGAGGAATGCGCTTGCGCTAACTGTGCTGCCTAAAAATAAAGCACTTAATGCCGTTGTAAAACTGAAAGCAAAATTTGATTGTATGTTTGTTGCTTGCACACCGTTTACATAAAGCGCACAATTTAAACTTTGATAAGCAACTGCTACTTTAATAATGCCAGCGTTTGCAACAACAGTCCTAATATCAACGCACGCACTTCCACCGACACCAGCATCAATTTGCAAACGCAATGTGTTTGATGCTAAACTCGTAAAACCTAAAAATACTCTATTTCCACTTGAGCCAACATCTATAAAGGTTCTCGCATTTAAGGCAGGAAGCTGTTTTATATCCACCTCCGCATAAATCGTCCCCTCGGTCTGCCCGATGCATCCGCTGACTACGCCTGATAGGGTTATGACTTCTGCGTTGCGTGTTGCCAATGCGGTTGTTGTGGGGATGTAGGAGGTGGCGATGGAGCCTATTTCGGTCTGCGCTCCCCAGCCGTAAAGGACATCCGTAGTTGTGCCAGTAAAGGTTGGAAGCCTTGTCGCTCCGCTTGTTTCAATTAACGCAATGGATATACCATTGCCCGTGGCAGAGCTTATGCAAGTGTTCGTGCATCTGCATCGATACCAACCATTCCCGTAATTTTCTATCCCTGCCGTTACAGTCGAACCAGTTACAAGTGCAACCGTTCCGAGTTCCAAGTCAAAATTCGCAAAGGTGTTCGCAGCAAACCTTGTTGCTGGCCAAGCAATTTGAATATACCTTCCGGCGTTGCCTGTTCCTCGCTTAAAAAAAGCACTTGATGTATAGACCGTTCCGCTTGTAAAAGTTATCGCACCGTCGCTTCCTACTTTTAGATGCGATGTGTTCCCGCTCGTTGGACTGATTGCGTTGGCCGTGTTCGTACCGTACGGGTCAAGTGTTCCCGTGGTTGCTGACACGGTTGTAACGTTTGCCGTTGCATCCGAACGCCATCCACTCGCAAGCCAGTTTTCGCTTTGTACGACCAAGTTGGACCCACTCGGCTCAATGAGTAAAGCCGGGCAGCCACCGCCAAGAGGATAGTCCAACCTCGGAATCCCCGAAGCCACGACCTCAATCAATCCGCTTGCGTTGACCCTTGTTGCCGTAGTTGCACGGGTAACATTAAAGTCGCCCGATGCACCCAAGACCACACCGCCCGAAGTCGTAGCGACTGGGGTGTAGAGTTTGCCCGTCTTAAAGCGAGCAGGGACAAGGATAAGCGATGGGGTTGGCATTCTTAGAAGTTGTAAATAACTGCAAAGCGATTAAAGAGGCATCCATCCACAGCAGCCTCGGCAGCGGTTGCACCGTCAGTCGTAGCCCTTGCGTTGAACAAGGCCCAAACTCCAGCAGCAACGCCGCCTTGGAGCATATTGGTCGGGTAGCCGTAGCCGTAGCCGATAAGCATCGCTTAGAGGAATGTGTAACCGATGACTGAACCTGCGCTTGGATTGACGGCCGTAATCTTACCGCCATTGCGACCGCTTATCACGATACCAGCGGAAATAGAAACCCCCGAAAAGTTGTAAGCGGTTAGCAGGTTCTCGCTTCCAGTTCCTGTTAAAGTTGTGAAGGTCGCAGCGGTGTTGACTACAAGGAAGTCGTAGTTCTTGCCGGTAACGGATCCATTGATAAACTCCATCGTACCACCTTGGCCGAGCATTTGTTGTAAAATAGGTGTAGGCATAATTTGCTTTTAGTATAAATGTAGATTAGGTCGGAATTTCACAAACCGAATGGCCGTAAGGGATTTCAAAGGTCATCGTCGCCTGCCACCCTGCGGTGCGGTCATCTCGGCTCTCCACGAACCTCGTAAGGTTCACGGTGGATGAGAGGGTCCAGTCTTCGCTTGGGTCGTTTGTAAGCGATGATATGAAGTCCTGTGCGATTTGTAACTGGTCGCTTAGGACCTCGTCCTCGTTGTCCTGCCAACCCAGCGTAGGGCTGCCTGAAACCACTCCGCCCATCGGCTTAATGGATTCAACACGGTCAGAAAAGTAAACCCCAACCACCAAGTCCAAAGTGCCAGCGTCAGTACTTGCAGACTGAACGTCCGCAAACACGAGCGGATAGACGATGCGTTCACGGCTTGGGGTTCGAAGATTTATCGTGTTGTCCGTGCCTACCGCAAGCGGGTCGCCCGTCCCGAAGGAGTTGACTTGAGGATGAGCATTTGCAAGGTCCAGCAGGGCTTGCTTGATTTTTATCCATGACATAAGTCTGCAGTTTCAGTATGTTTTTTTTATGCGCTCCCATCGTTAGCAGTCATTACACGCCCCAAATTGACCGTAAGGGTAGGGGTAGTCAAGGTTGCTGATTCCCATCCTTCGGTTGCGGTCAAGGACCATCCCGGTTCGGTAGTTGGTGGCGTTCGGGTAGATGGTATCCAACGCAGACGGAGGCGAGTTCCACAAGGGGTATGAATTGCGATTCTCCATCAAGTACCGGGTAATGCGTTCGGAGTACCACTCAGCATCGTTTTTCACTTTGTCGGTCAGCCGGGTAATCTCTTCCATGCTCATTTGGGAGGATTCCTCGCTCGTTCTACGGACCATGCCCTTGTTCATGTACTTAAACGCAAGGACCATCGGCAACTCGTAGTAAAGCCACTGAATCATAGCCGGCTGAATGTAGTCCTCCAGCAGCGTTTGGTTGAGCGCAGACGTTGAACCGCTGACCACTTGGGTAATCAATTCCCCGTACAACGGAGAGCCAACGATGGGCTGAATCCGCATCTCTTGGACCTTGACAACCGTTGGACGGATTTGGGTGTAGGATACGTTCTCGTTAATAATGCTATTGTCCAGTAGCGTTTCTTCGCTTATAAAGAGTGCCTTCATGCCTTCGTGATTTTATTGCCTTTACGGATTACCAACTGCTGCTCCCATACGTGCCTGCATTGTGGCCTGTTCACTCCGCTCGGCGTGTGATACCAACCGCCTCTGCGATTCCAAACGGAATATCCCATGATTGCAGAAATCCCGTCAATGTCCTCCCGTGTGTAAACCTTGCCCTGCCCCGCCAAGTCAAGCATCACCTTGCAGAACTCACGGCTTGACCGCTTGTCCTTGTTGCTGAACCCTGTGGCCCATGCGTATTTGTAGCGAACCTCCAAGACTGGCTCGGCAACTTCCTTCACGTTCTTTGGAAGGTTCTGCTCGGCTATCTTGTCCACGGCTCTGCTGATAGGATAGCGGTCCTTGGTTATCAAGTAGGCGACTCGCTTGGCGACCTTCGCCTTGCTGACACCGAACTCCTTGGCCATTTCTTCAACCGATGCGTCCCGGTTCTTCTTGCGATACGCCTCAATCTTCTTGTCCAGTTCCTTTTCTTCTTCGCCCAGTTCGGCAAAGGCCAAGCGGATGTTTTCGTCTATGTTGGAGTCAAACCGCATCGGCTTGGAGTGCATGACATGGTAGTCGTCTGCATGGCTTCCGAACTTACTTGCAACCACCTCCAAGACTTTAAACTCTTCGTCGCCCCATCCGTAGTCTTCGTCGTCTTCCTCGCCCCAAGTCGGTTCGCTGAACTCTTGGGACTGCACTCCGAGCATTGTGTCAATTTCTTGGGATGACAGACCGAAGCCCGCTGATAGCATCGTCCGTGCCATTTCAAGGGTGATTTTCTCCTGCATATACTGCCTGACAATACGCATCAGGTTTTGGTACTCCCTGCCCGATAGTTTCTTGATGTTGTCGTTGCTCTGCAAGGCTTCCACGGCTTGCGGTTGCTCGTCGGGTTGGGGATTAGGTCCAACCACGTCGGCAGGTTTCTCCAAGGGTTGCAGACCTGCTTTCTCACGAAGTTCGTCTTGGGTCATAATCTGCAACAGGGCTTGTTCGCTTAGTCGCTCCGTGATGGGTTCCACCGGGATCAGTTCCATACCCTCAACGCCATTAAAGGATCCCAAATAATTGATCATCCGCTCCACCTTGCGAACTCGGTCGTTGACGTAGGTGGCCTTGAATAGTTCGTAAGCCTCGACCAATTCGTTGCGTCCACCCAATTGGCCTTCGGTCTTGACCCCGAAAAGCATGGGGTTGGTTACACGGTGGGCAATGAATATCTCTTGCTGAATGGCTTTGTTCAATATCTCGAACTGCTTGTCCATGTCGCTCGGTGTGAGCGGTTCAAGCGTCGGGGCCTTGGCTGCATCGTCGTTGAACGTAACCACAAAGCGACCAGCGTTGTCCGTACCCGAAAACTTGCGTTTGATTTGCCTCTCGATGTCGCCCTGTTCTTCGGGGGTCGGGATGCCGTTGTTGAAGTTTATCAAGTAACCGCCCCAAAAGTTGTTTCGCAGGTTGTTGTTGTGGAAGTTGGCGACCTGTACGTCTGCCTCAATCCAAGCATTGCCTCCGATGTATTCGGGGAGAGGGTAGTGCTTCACGCCTGCTGCGTACACACGATAGTAAAACAACTGCTTTCCGAGGCGATTCTCCGGGTCGAATGCCGGTATCTTCTCGATGTCCCCAACCTTCGGAAACAACTGCATCATGTCGTCGTTGTACCAATCGGCCACCTGAAACATCTTCTCCTCCTTGTCAACCCTGATTTTCTCAAACGGGACGTGTTCCATCTTGGCGATGGTCCCAAGTTTGGACCAAGTAACCGCAACCGCAAAGCCGTTGAAAATCTCTAAGTCCAAGACCAGTTTCTCGGTGATGTCGTTCAGGTCCTCGGTGCTGGAAAGTCCGTCAAAAAACTTGATGAACCGGGCCTGCTGCTCTACGGTCAAGTCATCCCCTGCCTGCCAGCCTCCGCCCATGATATAGTTCACCTTGCCGTTGACGATAGCGTTGTGCTTGGACGACCTGCGATAGTTGTCCAGCAGGTAGTATGGGTATTCGTTCGCAAAGCCGTAGGTGATGTACTTGCCGGAGCGGTTCTCCAACATTACAGGGACCTTATGCTCTATCCCAAGCCATTGGGTGAAGTGTTGAGTAGATTTATTACTCATAGCGTGTGAACTGTGAATGAAAGGGCCGAAATTGAGATACTTGCGCCGCTATCGATTGCGTTGATGTAGATGGTAAATTCATCATTGACCGCACCTTGCAAGACGGTTTCCGTAAATACCGCATGGCCGTCTGAGTGGCTGATTTTAATCTCGGTCATTGACTGGTCAATCGTTGTGCCGTTCTTG